ATTAGGATTATTTACATCGTGCTCGGCATCTTTTTTTGATGCATAAACCACATTAGTTTTTTTGTTTCTATAAACTTCTTCAGTAGTGCATTGTATTTTTTTCATAACATAGTTATAAAACACCTACGATAAATTGCAAGAAAAAAAGACCTAAACGATAACCTTAGGTCTTTGTATTACAGTTTGCTTTGCACCTTTAAAATCATATTTTCTTGTGTACTCCCCTTCATTAAATTCGTGATAGTTTCTTGCAAATTTAGGAGTATATAAAGAATGTTTTTTTACTGTAAATTTTATGTTAAAACTTTTACCAACAAGCTCCTCATTACAACCTAAGTCTGATGATCCAATGTAGGAATAAATATTTTTTTCTTCGTCTACTAAAGTAATAATATTTACATAAGAAGCTGCACCATAACAATAAGGGTCTATTTCTTTACACTTAAAATATGTAACAGTAAGTTTTTTTTCTAATCTATCTTTAGGTTGACCCACATACTTAGATTTAGATAACTCTGATAAAATCTTTTTATGTTTTTCAGCTCTCTCTAATTCTCTTTGTTCTCTCTCTGCATCCCACTTCTTTTTTAGTTCTTTTCTTTTATCTTTTTCTATTTGATTACTTTCTTCAATATCTTTTACCCATTGAGGTTTGCTTTCATAGTCATCTAATTTTGGATAACTATTTTTTAATCTAAGAAATGTAGTATCATCTCCTTTTTCTGCTAACCAATTTTTAGCTAAAGTTTTAGCAATCTCTATATCTCTAGATAAATTTTTAATGTGATAATCTTTAACTGTGCCATTATAATCTTCATATGTGTGTCTTAACACATAAAGTTTGTTACCACTTTCATAATAAGTGTGGCTCACTTCATTAGCCATGTCATAAATCTCTTTATGTCTACCTTGTCCAGTTGTTATGTAATAATATCCTTGTGTCATTTATTTCTCCTTTGTTACTTTAAATATTAGCACATCTAGATGTGATGTCAACTAATAATTATTGAAGGATGAAAATTTACCCATTCTCCTGACTTCTATCTATTAAAGCATAGGATACGATACCTTGTATTTCATTAGCAGTACCTGCCGTCATTTTTAAAATATCACCTTCTTCTAAAACCAAAGTATGAGATATAATTTGTCTCGTAGTGTTTGCTGCAATAGAAGCATTATCTATTCTAAAAGTAGTAGATGCACTTGTATCAGTAACTTGAGTTGCTAAATTAACATTACCTGTAGAACCATTATGAGCTTGTATTTGTTTTATTAAACATCTACCACCTGTAGGAGCCGTTAAAACAGAAGTAGTATTAGTAGTAGATAAATTAAAACCTGCGTTTTTGTATTGTATAGTCATGATATAAACCAGTTAAAAGTGTTTTGTTCGTTTTGAATTTCTTGTTTATAAGAAAAATTTAACTTTTCAATAATTTGAAATAAAGCTAGATTTATTAATCTTTGATTTTCAACACTATATTCTTCTTTTGGCTCTGGTATGAAAGTAATTATTTTAGACATCTAAAGCTCCTATTACTATTAATACACATAAAACTATCATTATATAATCAAGCATTTTTTCTCTCCATTTTTATATTACCTGATATAGTGATATTATTAGAATTTTTTTTCACACCATGTTCTAAAAAACTTGGAAAAACAATAATTTGATTTTCTCTGCATTGTGGTGAAAAAGTTACTCTAAACAAGTCTGCCATACTAAAAGCATGTATTAATTTATTTGATGGATTGTAAAAAACTGTATGTGATTCGTTTACTTTTTTATATATGATAAAACTTAAATCTGATCCTCCATGAATATGTGCCTCTTGATAGTCATCTTTTTTATAATCATTAACCCATATGTTAAGTAACCATATTTTAAATTCATTTTTAATGTCTTTACTTATTAATTTACTTATGGTTTCTAAGACGTATTTTTCTTGCTCTGATTCTAATTTATTTTTAAAACTAAGGTGATGTGTAGAAGGTGTTTTTGAAAGCCATAATTTTTTTACATTCGATACATCAATATTTATATTTGTTGCATCAATATTACCAATCCATATTGGTAGGGAAAACAAATCTAATTTCATTATCTTCTCCCATCAGGTTGAACATCAGCTTTAAAAGTACCATATCTCCAACTTTCCGAAGTTGTAATATTTTCTATTTTTAAATTAGCAGCTCTTGCTCTGGCTCTTGTGTCTACCTTTTTTGTAGAACCTGAAATAGTAAAAGGTCCTAAAATCTTATTTTTATAAAAAATTCACCATCTCCAATATCTGGAGCTCTCACTTCAAAATCACCACTTTGTATACTAGCTATTATTGCATCACTTGCACCAGTAGCAGAAACTTGGTCAGTGCCAAATTCGTGTTGATACAAAGTTGATGCACCATTGGTATTAGATACCCCATTGATTGTAGGAAAACTTGGAGTTGCAGTTGCAATATATTTAGTGCCATAAGGATTATCGTAAATTGTTTTATCATAATAAGCACTTCTATCTAAAGTACCAACTGTCCAAACCCCCTCTTGATAATTGTAGGTAACTACTCTATCAATTTGTAATGAATTTGCTTTGGGATAAAACCAATTAATTTCATTAAACAACGAATTATAACCAGCAAAAATTATATCTCCACTGCCAAAGTTTAAACCTAAGTCTCCTTCATCTTGTGTGGAAAAAACAAAATCTTCAACAGAGCAAGGTAGTTTTTTTACAGTACCATCATAATAATAAAAACCACCAGCTTGACCCATCCAGTATACAACTCCATTTACAACGACTATAGCGTGTTGTGCAATCAATCCACAGTTGCTACCAACTTGTTGTATACCAAATGTAAAAGGTGGACCTATGAAAGTCATTGAATAAGCAGACGTGTTGGTTAGAATTAAATTGTAACTACCTGCGTTTACAGCACCAACAATTCTTGTTCCAGAATCCAATAAAAAAGTACCTGCTGTATTGGTTGATGTAGGCACATAATCAGTTTTACTTTCTTGACTTGAAAACCTTATAAACATTTTATTTTGTGTGCCACTTGCTATCGTTTCTTCTGTACCTAAATGTATTAAATGTCTATCTCTGTCCGATATCATAGTCATTACAGATTTAGTAGGATTACTACTAATTGCTGTGGCTCTTGTTTGTAAAGCAGATGTAGCTGAAGGCACCCATTCAAAAGTTTTATTATTTCTAACAGTAGCAATTAAGACCTCTCCAAAATTATCTAAAGACCAATTACCAGGTTCTAATGTTACCTCTGCTGTGCTAGTAGCTTCTCCCCAACCAACAAAAGATGTTGCATTGGTCACTGTAGCACCATCACTATGTGCTGATCTGTTAGAGCCAGACTGAGCTCTAGTAATACCAGTAAGATCATTAGTAGACACACCAGTGTAAGTAATCAACTCAGCACCAACTCTTATCGTACCACTTGTAGGAAACCCAGTTGTTGAAGCTAAAGTAATACTTGTTCCTGAACCTCCTGTTCCAGCAGTGTCGTCTAGCAAAGCTCCGTTTAGAGTAGACTGTAATAAATCCTCAGTTTCTCCACCCCATAAACCTGTTCCATAACCATAACCAACAACCTGTGTGGCATCACCAACTCTAAAATACGGATTTACTGAAACACTACCACTTGCAGTTATACCTGCTCCTGATTCAGTCTTTGCCATTGTAACAGTAAAAGAGTTATGGTTGGCTGCTACAGTTACCACTTCAAAAGTATTTGTAGTAAAGTCTGCTTCTACAAAACCTGTTCCTGAGCCAGGTAGGGTAACACTAGAGAATGTAAATAAATCTCCTACGACTAAACCATGCGAACTTTTGTTTATTGTTACTGTTGCAGAACCATTAGTAGTCGTTAAAGTGCAAGATGTCAAAGCTGTATCTAAAGGTGTTATATCATAAAAAGCTCCCTCAAAATACAAAAATAAACCTTTATGTGTTCCTATAACTATATATCTGTTGCCATCTAAATCTGCCCATATGTGCATTGCCCTTGCCACACCGACTAAGGTTTTGTCTACGTTTTGTATCCATCCACCAATTTTTTCTGGGTAACCATAGCGAAACCTTACGTTATCACAATCAATCCACTTTCCCTCAGCTCCAGTGGGTGTGACTTGCTTGTTAATACCAGGTGCTATCTTTATATCTCGTAAAGGCATAGTGATATTATATATAAAGTTATGCGTTAAGTCTATGACCTAGAATGACTGCATTTATTTTATTATCTTGCTGTAATATTTTGTTAATTTTATTTTTAAAATCCATTATAAGTGACTTATTTTTTACTTGTTGTGGATACGCTTTGTCCTCTCTATCGTATTTTCTTGGATTAAAAAAATCACATACTTCATTTACCTCTAGAGTAGCAGGTTTCATATCCAAATAAGCACTAGCTATACCAAAAGGTAATTGGTCTCTTATACCAAATTTTATAAAGTAACTCCACCATAACTCATTAAATACTATCGTTTCTTGACTATAT